TCAGCCCCGCACAGCGCCACCGCGCGCGCGTCCTGCAAGAACAGGCCCAGGCCGCCAGCCCCTACGGCGTCGAGCTGCAGGGCGACGCCTACGGCCTCATGCGCGTCAAGCTCTCGCAGGACAAGACCCGCCTGTCGCAGATCCAATCGCACGAGCGCCGCGCCGAGATGAAGGCCCGGCTGCTGCCCGAGTACTTCGACTGGATTTACACCTCCCTCGACACAGGCCGGGGCGCCGTGGATCAGGTGCTCACGACGGTGATGGTCTGGGCGTTCGACGCCGGCGCCTACCGCTTGGGCCTGGACATCGCGGCCTATGTCATCCGCCATCGCATGACCATGGCCGACGACTACAAGCGCAGCCCGGCCGCCATCGTGATCGACGAACTGGCCAATGCCTACCTGAAGGGCCAATGGTCTCCCCTGTTCGTGCTGCTCGATGCCGAGAACGTGCGGCATCTCGCGCCCGTTTCGGTCGACGAAGACCGCGCCCGCGCACGGGCGCAGGCGGCAGCGCTGCTCATCGAAGCCGAAGCCCTGACGGCCGAACAGGACGCGCCCGACCAGGCACGCGCCAAGCTGCAGAAGGCAATCGCCTATGCGGCGCTCGGCAAGGTGCAGACGGCAGAAGAGCCCGACCTTTCCGCAATCGAACCGGGGGCGCTGTCGCTGGCCCTTGCGCGCCTGCAGCGCGCCCTGGAGCTGGACAGCAATGCCGGCGTGAAGAAGGACATCGAGCGCGTCGAGCGAGCGCTCAACAAAGCCGGCGCGAGCGTCGAGCTGAAAGCCGAGGCGTCGACCACCGCCTTACCCGAACAACCCGCTACGGCCTCGCCGGCCAGCAGCCGCAAGAACGCGGCGCCGGCGAGGAAGTCCACGGCGCCCGCGCGCAAGCGCGCCGTCGCGAAGTAGCGCAACCGAGCACCCCCGCGTGCCGGGCGGCCCGTGGCGCTGCGTGAAAGGCTGATTCCTCACCACAACGCGCCACGGCCACCGCCCACCTATACCAAGCCAGAGCCCTCAAGCCCGAGACCGACCATGTCCCTCATCGCTGCAGCCCCGCCCCTCGTGCGCACCACGCCGCCCAGCGACCCAGCGCCGCTGGGCACGGTCTCCGCCGGCCCATGGTGGCCCGAGATCGACCTCGCGGCACTGCGCGACGCCATGCGGCTGGACGGCACCATCACGCCCCAGCGCCTGCTGCCGGCCGTGCAGGAAGCGGTCGCAGCCACCATCGGCCAGCTCGCCGCCTGGGCGAAGAGCCGCGAGGACGAAGGCCACGCCTCGCTGGCCGCAGTGCCCGCCCTGCAGGTCGACGGCGAGTCGATCAACGTGCAGCGCTTCCGCCGCGCCGTGCACTGCCATGCGAAGGCCAACCTGATCGAGCGCTACAGCGACTACGACACCACCGGTCGCGAGCGCCGCAAGGATCAGGACGAAGCGCGCGAAGACCAGGCCGAGCACCATCGCCGCGATGCCACCTGGGCCGTGCGCGACATCCTGGGCGTCTCGCGCACCACCGTCGAGCTGATCTAGCCATGCCGCGCACCGTCGTCACCCAGCAGCACGACACCGTAGATCTGCTGTGCCTGCGTCACCTCGGCGCAACGGCGGGCGTCACCGAAGCAACGTACCGAATGAACCCTGGCCTCGCCGACTTCGGGCCGATCCTGCCGATCGGCCTCGCCATCGTCTTGCCGGACCTCCCCGCCAATGCTGCTCGCGTCGACACCGTGCAGCTCTGGGACTAGGAGACATCGCCATGCCCACTTCAACCCTACGACATCACACCATGACCGAGCCCACCACCACCGCCGCAGCTGCCGGCACCGCTGCAGGCTACAAACTGGCCCTGCTCTCGCTGCCCGTCATTGCCAGCCTGATCGCCTTCTGGCTCGGCATCCGCTTCGTGCCATTGCGCCCCGGCCAGGCGTGGAACGACCTCATCAACCGCGTCATGGGTTGCCTGGCCAGCTCGTTCATCCTGGGCACCATCGCGCTCGTGCTGCTTATGCAGCACAAGCCCGACGTCTTCACCGCCGGCGCCGCCCTCGCCCGGCTCGCCACATTCCCGCCCGAAGCCGGCTTCTTCGTGATCACGGGCTGCGTGTTCGTTCTCTGCAGCATCCCCGGCCCGTGGATCGTGGCCGCGGTCTTCCTGTGGCTGGAACGCCGCAAGGGTCGCGACATCGGTGAGCTCGCCGCCGAGATCCGCGCCGGCATCGGCATCCCGCGCGTGCCGGCTCCCGTGCCCGCCGCGACCGAACAAGCGGCTCCCGCCGACGCCGCCAGCAAGACCTGAGGCCGCCATGCTCACCCTGCCACAGCTCATTGCCGCCGGCATCACGCCGACCGTCGCGCGCGTCTTCCTGCCGCACCTGATCGCCGCATTCGATCACTTCGAGATCGATACGCCGCGGCGGATGGCAGCTTTCGTCGGCCAGTACAGCCACGAAACCAGCGGGTTCACTCGCCTGGAAGAAAACCTCTACTACACCGACCCGGCACGCATCGCGCAGATGTTCTCCGCGCTGCGCGAGGTGGAGAAGGCGCGAACCTTCACGCGCCAGCCCAAAGCGCTCGCGAACAGGGTCTATGCCAATCGGAACGGCAACGGCAGCGAGGCCAGCGGCGACGGATGGAACTACCGCGGCCGAGGCCTCCCGCACCTCACCGGCCGCGGCAACTATCGAGCGGCAGGATCTGCCTTGGGCCTGCCGCTTGAACAGAACCCGGACCGAGTCGCGGAGCCGGAAGCCGCTGTGCTGGCCGGTGCTTGGTACTGGAAGGCAAATGGCCTCAACGCCATCGCCGATCGATGGCAGCTCGATGCCATCACGCGCGGCATCAACGGCACCGCGATGGCCGGCCGCACCGACCGCGTCGAGCGCTGCAATCGCGCGCTCGAGGCGTTGCTGGCCACGGCATGAAAGCCGCGTTGATCGCCATGGCGGCCGCGGTGCTTGTCGCCGCCGGCGCTGCCCTGCCCGCCTACTGGGCCGGAGACAGCCACGGCGCAGCGCGAGTACAGCAGGCATGGGACAACGACACGAAGACCCGAGCCACTGCCGCTCTCGAAGAGACCAACACCTCCCGCATCAAGGAACAAGGCCATGCCGACACCGTCACCCGCGCAGTCGACGAATTCCACGCCGTGCAAGCGCCTGCTGCTGCCGATGGCGCTGCTCGCATTGCTGATGCTGAGCGCCTGCAGCGCGCCGCCGAAGGGCGCGCCGCTCAGTACCTCGCCATGTCCAAGGCCGGCGCAGCTGAGCGCGACCGTCTTGCAAGCCATGCGGCCCGACTCGACGCCAGCCTTGCAGAAGGTCGACGCGTGGCTGAACAGCTCCGCGCAGATCTTGTCGACCGCGATCAGCGAATCGGGCTTCTCGCCGACGTCATCCGGGCCGACCGCACCCTCTTCGCCGACGCCCCAACCGCCGAGCCGAACGAGCACTGAACCATGAAGAAGCCGCAGCTGCTGCGCGACCACATCACCCGCGCCTGCCCGGAGCTGGCCACCAACCCGGAAAAGCTCACAGTCTTCATCGAGCGCGGCAACATCGTCCACACGGGCACGCCAGCCCTGTCCTTCGAATACCGGTACACGCTGAATATCGTCGTGACGGACTGGAGCGGCAGCACCGACGTGATCGTCGTGCCTGTGGTGGCGTGGCTCAAGCGCAATCAGCCCGACATCTTCGAGAACCCCGAGCGGCGCGCGAAGGCCTTCCGCTTCGAGGTGGAGATCATCGATCACGCCACGTCCGACATCGGCTTCGAGATCGACCTGACCGAGACCGTCGCCGTCCAGGGCGGCACCATCGACGGCATCAACCGGCTCACCACCAGGCACATCGGAGAGCCCGCGCTCGTCGGTGCCGAGCCCGTCGAATCGCTTCTCGACCTTGCAGCCGAGTGGCGCATTCACCCGCTGGACGAAGGCTGACCGTGGCCGATGCGCTCAGCCGACTCGCGAACTGGGCCACCCCGCTGATGGCCGCGCTCTCGCCCGAGCGTCGACGCGCAGCCATGGTGCAGATCTCGACCTACCTTCGCCGCAGCCAGGCGCAGCGCATCGGCGCGCAGCTGAACCCCGACGGCTCACCCTACGAACCCAGAAAGCCACGCGAGCAGCTGCGCAACAAGAAAGGCGCCATCCGCCGCAAGATGTTCGAGAAGCTGCGAACCGCACAGTACCTGCGCAAGGCCGCGACGACCGAGAGCGCCACCGTCGCCATCGGCGGGCGCACCGCCCGCATCGCGCGCGTGCACCAGCGCGGCCTGCGCGACAAAGTCGATTGGCGCAAGCCCAATAGCCCGAACGTGCAGTACCCGAAGCGCGAGCTGCTGGGCTTCACCCCGGCGGACGAAGACGCCGTCACCGACATCCTGCTGCACCACGTCACCGCCAACGGCTGACGTTTGAGGGGGCCGCGCAACGCCCTTCGGTCCCCGTCACATGCACCGATGCGTTCGCTCGCGCACGCGAGAACGTTTCGGCACATTGGGCGCATGCCCGGACCAACCGAATCGCCGCAACTTTTTGCCGACCTGCAACGCCAGATGGCGAATGTCGTGCGCATGGGCACAATCACCGACGTCGACCACAGCGCCACCCCGCCGCTCGTGCGCGTGCGGCTCACCGAGAAGGGCAGCACCGACTGGCGGCCCTACGTCGAATTGCGCGCGGGCAAGACCGGCACGTGGAACCCGCCGACCATTGGTGAGTGCGTCCTATTCCTCTCGCCGAACGGAATGACCGAGGGCGGCTACGCGCTGCCGGGCCTGCCCACCGAGAGCCACCCGGCGCCGAGTTCCGACCCAAACAAGACCGTCACGAAGTACCCCGACGGCGCCATCGTGGAGTACGACCACGCCGCCCACAAGCTCAAGGTCACGCTGCCCGCCGCCGGCACCGCGGACATCGAAGTCCCCGACGCGATCACCGTGAAATGCAAGACGGCCGACGTGACGGCCAGCGAGAGCGCAAAGGTGCACTCGCAGGAGATCACGCTCGACGCGCCAAAGACCATCGCCACTGGCCAGCTGCTGGTGCAGGGCCTGCTCACCTTCACCGCCGGTATTGCCGGCTCCGGCAACGGCCCCGGCGGCAAGACTGCCGAGATCGATGGCGACATGACCTTCATCAACGGCCATGGCATCACTACCGATGGCGGCGACATCGTGGCCGGCGACATCAGCGTGCAAGGCCATGGCCACATCGAAAAGGACGCGGGCGGGCGCACCGCGGGCGGTGCGGTGCCATGAGCGGAATCTCCAAGGCCACCGGCAAGGTGCTCTCGCGCCGCGACCACATCGGGCAGTCCATCAACGACATCCTGACCACGCCCATCCGCACCCGCCTCATGCGCCGCAACTACGGCAGCTATCTGCCGCAGCTGGTCGACCACCCTGCCACTGCGGCCAATCGCCTGCGGCTCATCGCCGCGACCGCACAGGCCATCATGAAGTGGGAGCCGCGCACGCGGCTGCTGAGCGTGCGCGTCGGCTTCAACGCGCAGGGCAAGTGCCAGCTCTCGATCGTGCGCCGGGACACCAACAGCGTCGACAGCACGACCTTCACCGTCACTGTGAGGGACATGGCATGAGCCTGGACATGTCGCTGCTGCCGGCGCCGGCCGTCATCGAAACGCTGGACTACGAGGCCATCCTCGCCAAGCGCGTTGCGCTCTTTCAGGAAGAGTGCAGAAAGGTCGGCTTCGACTACACGCTGCTGCTCGAATCCGATCCGGCGATGAAGCTGCTGCAGGTGCAGGCCTACCAAGAGCTGGAGATGCGCCAGCGCATCAACGATGCGGCCAAGGCCTGCATGCTGGCCTACGCCACGAAGTCTGATCTCGACAACCTCGCGGCGAACTATCGGGTTTCCCGGCTGCTGGTCACGCCGGCTGACCCGGACGCGGTGCCACCGGTCGAGGCCCTCTACGAAGACGACGAACGCTTCCGCGAGCGCATCCAGCTCGCACCAGAAGGCATCACGACCGCGGGCCCGACGGAAAGCTATCGCTACCACGCTCTAACCGCCAGCGCTGAGGTGGCGGACGCGCAGGTCGACAGCCCGCTCCCCGGAACTGTGCGCATCACGGTTCTTTCCACGTCTGCGACCGGCGTACCTTCCGAAGCGCTGCTCAACACGGTGAGCGCTGCGCTCAATGCCGAGAAGATCCGCCCGCTTTGCGACAGCGTGCCCGTGCAGGGGCCGGAGATCTTCGAGACTGCCATCACGGCCAAGGTGTACCGCTACGACGGTCCTGCAGGCGAGGTGGCCATAGAGAACGGCGAGGCGGCGCTGGCGAAGTGGCTTCAGCAGATCCGCAAGCTCGGCAAGGGCTTGCCTCACTCCGGCATCGACGCCGCGCTCCATCAGCCAGGCGTAGACCGCGTCGAGATCACACAGCCGCCGGCGGACATCTTGTGCACGAAGACCCAGTGGGTTCGCGTCACTGCGGTCAACGTCCTTGAAGAGGTGGTCCGTGCCTAGCCTCGCCCCGTCGCAGCGATTGCTGCCGCCCAACCGCACGCCGCTGGAGCTGGCACTCGCGGGCGCGTCACCGCTGGATCTGGACACCGATGGTCTGCGGCACCTGTGGACGGCCATGCGTTGCCTCGCGCCGCTGCTGCCGTGGCTCTCGTGGACGCTCTCCGTGGAGGCCTGGCAGGACGCCAGGTCCGATGACGCCAAACGTGCGTTGATCCTGAATTCCATCGAGATCCACCGACACAAAGGCACGCCCTGGGCGATCCGCCTGCTGATCCGCTCGCTGGGCTTCGGCGAGGTGGACATCATCGAGCGCGTCGGCGGGCGCACCCACAACGGGACGTTCCGCCGCGACGGCGTCTATCCGCACGCCTCGCTTGCCAGCTCCTGGGCGACCTACATGGTCGCACTGCAGCGCCCCATCACCAACGCCCAGGCCGAGCGCCTGCGCAAGCTCCTGCCGTCCGTCGCGCCGGCGCGCTGCCATCTGGTCGCGCTGCGTTACGCATC